TGTCACCACTCGTGCGTCTGGCGAGCGGTCGATGAAGGCGAAGGGCTCTGCCGACACGTCGACCTTGCAGTGGCTGTTGCACCCCTGGCCGCCCATTACCCCCGTGCCCATCGGCATCGCACCGAGTGCGCTCCCCGCCCCGGGCCCCAGGACCCCGACGACGAGCGCCAGCGCCAGCGGCCAGCGGACGGCCCCGGTCCTGCGGACGGCCCCGGACAGCCCGGAAGACCCACTGACGGCGACGTAGGCCAGCGCCAGGACGTAACAGGAGACAGCCACGGCGGGCCCTCCGAGCACGCAGAACAGCAGGGTGGCGATCTGCTCGGCGCTCACTTCGCACCCCCTTCGACCACCGGCGCCGGCGCCACGTCGGCCGCCACGAGCCGCACCCGCAGGAGCACGGCCGCCTCGGCATCCGCACGGGCGAGGTCCCACGCCTCCGCCTCCGCCCGGCAATCGGGCGTGACCCCGGCGCCGCTGGCCTGGGCCGCGGCCTGGTGCAGGGCGCACGTCGCCAGGGCATCCCGCTGCGCCCGAGTGCGCTCGACCACCTGGGCCTCGACCTCGGCCGCGGTCACCTCGGGAAGCGGCGGCTCGGCCTGCGCCGGGAGCCGCTGGGGGGTGTAGCCGGCACCGACCCACGCGAGGTAGCTCTGATGCTCGACGCTGACCTGCCGCTGGGCGCACCACACCACCCCCGACGAGCGGTAGCAGCAGGGCTGGCTCGCCAGCCGATCGGCGGTCCAGGCGTTGCGCTCCTTGTCGGAGATGCCGCCGGCGCGGAACTCGCAGGCCACCTCCTGCGGGGGCTTGCGGCCGCCGCCGCCGGGGATCGGCTCGCCGAGGACGAGCTGCAGGCGGTAGGCGCGTTGGGTCAGCGAGCGATCGACCTCGCCCGGGTCGCGCAGCTGGCCACGGCCCGGGGCGCGCAGAGCCGACAGGGCGGCGCTGGCCACCTCGGGAGCGGGGCGCTCGGCCGGGGCCGCGGTGGCGAGGGCGCTGTCCGGGCCGGGCACCGGCCGGGTGCGGGCGGGCAGCTCCTGGGCCAGCGCAGGGAGGGCCAGGCAGAGCAGCCCGGTGGCCAGCAGGGCGGAGGTGAGAGTCAGGATTGCGGTGCGCATCGTCATCCCTCCAGAACCCAGGTCACCTGGAACGTGTAGTTGCTGGTGTCGTCGTTGGTGCCGGCCGCATTCGTGCCGACCTCGAACACCGCCCCGGGGGCCAGCGTGGATTGTGCCGGGTCGATCGTGGCACTCGTGGTGCAGGTCCACGCCGCGTCCGTCACGGTCAGCGCCGTGGATGCCGCCACGCCTCCGATGTACGGAGTCACCGCTGGCTGCGCCGCGCCCGTGTCGTCGGTGATCGGCCGCACGCAGAATCCGATCAGGTGCCGGGTCACCGTCTTGCTCGGCGGGTAGATCCACAGCAGGTCGTGCAACAGCAGGGCGGCGTCGATCCCGTCGCTGCCCCAGCCCGGGTCAGTCACGTCCAGCGTCATCGCCATGAGTGATGCCTGCCCGTGTTGACAGTATGTGTCGAAGGCCGCCGTCGCCGGTTCGCCCCAAAGGTCAAGAGTCAGAGTGGCACCAGCGTCGGTCACCGTGGTGATCGCAGCATAGCGCCACGTCCCGATGGCATCGGCGAAACGCATGGGGATGCCGACCCGGAAGGCCGCCACGTTCGCTGCGTTGTCCACCACGGACACGGTGTCATCGTCCACGCGCGTGCAGGCGCCGTAGGTCCAGACCTCGCCCCCGCCCGCGGCCGTGGTTGCCTGCACGATGGCTCCCGCCGACCCCGACCACCCGAGCACCGCGGCGACCAGTGCGAGGCTGGCCAGCCGGTTGCGAATCACATTCCACATAGCCAGCCTCCTAGAAGTTGAAGATCCGGATCCAGTCGATCTCCGTCGTCACGGACTCTCCCGCATCATGCATGCTGATCACGAAACTGCTGTCCGTATTGCACGGTGCGGTAGCTGCCGTCCCTGCCCCGAAGCTCGACCGGTCCAGCGAGAACAGCGCCTCCTTCCCGTCGAGCAAGTAGAAGCTCGTCTGCGCGTTCTCGACACGGTAGACGAGTAGGTAGATCCCCCAGCTTCCGTTGTTGATCCCGCTCTTCGTGGCGAGCGCCACATTCTCCGTGCCGTTCGTGCCGGGGGTGATCTGGTGGATGCCAACGGCGGCGCCCCTCGCCATGTGGACGCCCATCTGCCCTTCAGCCGCGGACGTGGTGATGCCCATCCACTCCTTGCCGCCGTCATTATCGGCTGACTGAGCCGTGACTCGCATGCGGAAGGCCACGCCCATGTTGTTGTTCACGTTGAAGTTGGCGGCATCCCGCCAGCAGTGACACTGCGTACCGGCAGCCGTGTCGGTCAGCGTCAGGATGCCCGCGGCCACCGCTGCCGTGTCAGTCCCGCTCACCTGCGCCAGCCACCCCGAGTCAGACGGCAGGGCGGCGCCCGTGTAGCTCTCCAGCAATGCCGCAGGGTTCGCATCGGGCGGTAGCCAGAGCGTGGTTGCGGTGTCGTACAGCCACCATCTCTTGGTGTCGATGGTCTCACATAGCGTCCCGTCGGCCGCCGACGATGGCAGTGCCGCATAGTTGGCAACCATGCACGCAGCCGGGGCGGCGTAGACTGCTGAAGGCCCGCCACCGTGGACGATGGCATGGACCTGCGCGGGAAACGCCAGTGAGGCCAGGGAGAGCAGCGCCAGCAGTGCCCGGCGCATCAGTAAATCGCCTCGCCGTAACAGTAGGACACAGTCCCGGCCACCGAGCAGACCGCCACCTGCCCGCTGTATCCCGGGGGGCTGATCCACTGCTCTCCGTGGGTGGTCGCCGTCCCGCTGGCCACGTACTCACCGAGGCTGCAGTTGGTCGTGGTAGCACCCATCTCCACACGGATCGGGCCGTCGGGGTCGAGGCCCACCTGCAGCCAGGTGTGCTGCTTCCCCGGACGCACGGCGATCACCAGATCGGCTGCGCCCGCGGCGATCGTCCCGCAGATGCTCCCGGTCGAACTGGAGTCGGCGGCCGGCATCGTCTGTAGGGTCGAGGCGCCCTGATCCCCGGCGCCCCCGGCGACCCCGTTCTGCCCCGGGATCAGGTTGGCCGCCACCCGCAGGGTGGCGGCGTCCGTGGCGCCGCTGTTCACCGACAGCCCGGCCGACCCGTCAGGCAACACCAGCGTGGCCATCGGCACGCCCTGGAGCGTGGCCTTCGGCGACACTGCGTCCAGCGCTGTCACCGCGCCCATGACCCCGCCGATGGCCTGCGCCTTGTAGCCGGTCATCACGACCTTCGTCGGCACCGCCGAGTCCGGCGTGCCGATCGCCGCGGCCAGCGCGGTCGCGGCCACCCCGAGCAGCGAGTTCGTCGCCTCGCACGTCCGCGTGGTGTCGTCCCCGCACAGCCCCGGGCCGTACGCGTCCCCTGGAGCTGCGAACACCCACCGTGCAGGCAGCAGCGCGCTCCCCGCGAGCATCCCCAGCAGCAGCAGCAGGCACCAGGTCAGCGCCCGGAAGCGTCCCTCGGTCGTCTCGCGCATCGCAGTCCTCCGCGTGTCCTCGCGTCGTGTCTCGACAGATGCTAGCAGCGTCAGAACGTCCAGGTCCAGACCTGGCAGCGGACCCCGGTGAGTGTCGCCACCGCACCAGGACGCGTGAAGCTCGTGTGCGTCAGGTCGACTCGGCTGCGATGCACCTCGAAGTCCACGGCCTCACCCGTGCGACCGCAGGTACACGGCTCAAGCTGCGTCGCCTCCGCCCAGACGATCGCCACCTTCTCCACGAGCTCCGAGCCGCCGTCGGCACCCATGGAGACTGCCACCATCACGCTCGTCGCAGTGGTGCGGATGTAGTCCGCGAGCATGATCCACGCGGAGTCCGGGATGGCGTCTCCGTCCTGGTCGAGCACCGGCTGAGCGGCTGCGTTCTGGACGACCTGCATCCCGTGTCCAGTGAGCATCCCCGCGAGCGTCACGACTTCCCAGTCCATGGTGATGTCGCCGACCCACTGGAGCCAGGTTGTGCCGCCGTCCAGCGAGACCGCGAGCCGAGGAGGTCCGAGGCTGAACGCGTCCGCGTTGCAGCATGCCTCGATGGTCAACCGACCGACGTCAGGGATGTCTGCAACCCCGATCAGCTCGTCGGAGTACGCCCAGCAGAACGCGCCCCCGAAGCCCACGCCGTTGTCGTTGAAGACCTGGCCAGCGCCGCCTACGAACGCATTGATGGCGTGGACGCCACCAGCGACCAGCGCGTTGGTCTCGCAGCTCCCGGCGACCGTCGGGTCGGCCATCCCGTAAGTAATGAGGTTCTCACCGCCAGCACCGAGCAGGCACGAGAGGAGGTCGAACGTCGGGTGTGGTCGGACGCTGAAGTGCCCAGTGTTCAGCGCGTCCTGCACCCACGTGGCCCCGGCCTCGTTGAGATTCTGTTGCGTCCACGTGGCTGGAATCTCGTCCGGCTTGTCCGCGGCCACATTCTCGGCCACCGCGGAGAACGTGATGCCACCGGGGAATCCGCCGGTCCCTGGCCACGGCACAGACGGATGCGTCACAACCACCGTGTCCCCGGCTGCGACCGAAGCATCGAGCGTCTCCGACAGGACCGGGAATCCCTTGCTCTCCAGGACGGTACAGCGTCCCTCGACTGCGGTCGCTCGGTTCTCCAGCGCGGTCGCCCGTCCCTGGAGCACGACGTCCGCGGCCTGGAGGGCGGTGATCTCGGACTTCGCGGTGGCAAACTGCGCGCGCACACCCGCAGTCGTCGGATTCGTCGCAGGCGGCTGGGTGGCGTCGATGGCAGAGGCCATGATCTAGCTCCTCAGGTCAGATCGTCAGCGGACCGGCTGCACGAGCGAGTGGACACCGCGTCCAAGGGAGAACGGGCTCTCCTGGACTGCGAACAGCGCCGGCTGGTTGCGGGACTCGTAGCGCTTGAGGTACTTCCCCGTGCCGTCGTCCTCCCCGGCCACAAACAGTGCATCGCAGTCCCAGGCGAGCCAGTGCGGCATCACCGCGGCGCCCCAGTCGAGGTTCCCGATGCACTTCCCCGTCGCGAGGTCCGCGAGCATCACCGAGAAGACGTTGAATGCGGCGAACGCGACCTTGTCGCCGCAGATCTTGGCATCGCCGTTCTTGCCCGCGTCGAGCACCGGCAGGTCCCAGTACCAGACCGAGGTGGTCTCGTGGATAGAGATGAACATCCCGGCGTAGTGTCCGGCCTCCGGGTCGGGAGCAACCGGAGCGTCTCCGCACCAGAGGATGCGCTGCCCGTCCGTGTCCACGCGATAGACCGTCGCCGCCCCACGATTCAAGCTTACCACCGGGGTCAGCGCAGCCGTGCTGGTCGTGTAGACCCGGATCTGCACGCCGCCGTTGTCGACCCCGCCGACGATGCAGCGCGACCCGTCCATCGCCACGCAGAACAGGTTCTGCCCGTGGTCCTCGTTGTCGACATCGGACAAGGTTGCACCCGTCCCGAGCACAACCTCGTCCTGGAAGAGGTAGACGAAGGTGCCGCGCACGAACGCGACCAGCGCGCCATCGGTGGCGATTGCCTGCGGAACCGTCCCGGTGGCGAGTCCCGTGTCGAACGAGTACGAGACCGCGAGGGTTACCCTGTCCCTGGCCTGGATGACGATGGTCCCGCCTGCCGCGTGCAGGGTGTAGACGACCCCGCCTGCCGTGGCGATCACCGGATACCAGAAGGTGTCTGCGGAGCTGGCGACCGAAGCTCCGCTCTGGCGGTTCCTGCACCGCAGCGTCCAGGCGCCAGGCACGCCGTCCGTCATCCAGACGTACTCGCCGTCTGAGAGCAGGTCGCCCGGGACCGCGGCAGAGACCGCGTGCGACCAGGATGCCGTGCTGTGCCAGGGAGGCGGGATGTACCCGCCGAGCGCGTAGAACTGGTACACAATTCCGACGTCCTCGCCCGTCTCTGTCCCGCCGCCCGTCCCGCTGCGCCGCGCCCGGATCAGCTCCTCGGTCGTGTCGAAGCGGCGCACCGCGGCCCGGCCGTGCTCCCGCAGCAGCCAGTTCCAGTGCGCGCTGGTCGGGATCTCGTTGACCGCGTACCCGTCCGCCTTCAGCGCGTCCCCCGGCTCCACCGGGACGTTGACGCCGCTCTCTGCCCACCCGAGGTTGCCTGCCGTGCCCGCCATGTCCTCTCCCTCGCCGTCGTCAGGCGATCAGCTTCCCGAGCTTCCCGAGGTCGAACCCAGGCCCGGCGTCGAACCGGAAGGCCGGGGTCACCCCTTCGACCACGTCTAGCTCGACCCCGGCAGGGGACACCGACACCATCTGGAGCCCGACCCGGACCGCTGCGTCTGCAGGCAGCGCCGCACCACGCTCGTACTCCAGGGAAAAGGACGCCACGCTCCTGCGCCGGTACACGACGTCGGTGCCCGTCGCCACCGGCCCGGCGATGATGCGCAGGATCGTCATCAGCTCGTCCGGCGTGCCCTCGCAGAGGTTGCTCAGGATGCGAGCCTGGATGAAGCGCCGGTAGTCCTCGTCCGCGAGCGAGCCCCGAGGCTCCCCGACCAGGACCCCGAACTGCTCCAGCTGCTCCCCGATGGCCCCCGCGATCAGCCGGTCCTGCCGCAGGTCCAGGAGGCTGTCCTCCAACTCCTGCACCTGGGACCCGACAGCCGAGGTCAGCGCGAGCATCTTCGGCTGGCCACGGAGCCAGGAGAGCAGGTCCTCGGCCAGCGCGGTGGCGTGGTCATCCCGGTATGGGTGCGTCATCGCGTCCTCACGTCACGTTGACCGTGACGTCGCCGAGTGCAGTCACTGCCTGCTCGAACAACGCCACGGTCCCGGTGATCGTCAGGGACGTCACGTTGAGGACGTACTCGACCGCGTCCACTGCCACGTAGATCGGCAACGCAAGCGGCTGCTCGCTCGGCCCGAGGCTCGCGACGTAGTCCACGACCGCCTGCTTGATCGCTGCCTGGATCGTCCCGGTGACGCCCGCGGCCTCCTTGGTCACGTTCACGGTGAAGGTGATGCTCTTGTCCTTGGCCGTGGAGAAGTTCACCGACTGCGAGTTCCCGCTGCTGTCGGTCACCGTTTCCGTAACCCCGCCGCCAGCCCCGGCGTCTGCCGCGGTCATCCTCGCGGTGTAGATCCCCGCCGGCGCGCTGTCCCAGATAGCCTGCGCGATCGCCAGCCTGTCCGAAGCCGCAGCGATGCCGTTCGGGGACACGACGACCGCGAGCGAGTGCCCCGGAAGCGTGAGCGTTGTGGTCGTCCCGAGTGTCACGGGGTACGCCGTCCGGTTGTCGTACACCGTGCAGGAGTCGACCACCGACACCGCGAGCACCCTTGCCTGGATCGCGTCCGGAGCCGAGGCCCCGGTGATCTGCAGGCTCTGTCGCCGGCGCAGGCGCAGCTCCGAGTCCGTCTCCCTGTCCCGGCCCGTCGTCGCGTCCGCCGCGTTCGTCACCGCGGACCAGTTGGTGACCGGAGTCACGATCGTCGTGATCGTCGCCGCAGTGGCTGGAATCGGGCCGTAGGCGTCCGGCTTCGCTACCACGTCTGCGGAGCCTGCTCCGGCGAAGACGTGCGCCGTCTGCGTCACCCACTGCTGCCCTGTCGTGTCCGCAACAATCGACCCCGCCGGCACCGTGCACGCTGCAGTCGCGGTTAGCGTCACCGTCGCCGTCGAGCGGGTCGCAGCCAGCCGCCCCGTCATCCCGACCAGGCGCGCCAGGTTCTCCAGGTAGACGCCCGTGGCGTTGCGCTCGTCGAAGCTGTCGAACAGGTCCTGCGACGCCTCGGACAACTCGTCCAGGCGCGCCGCGAAGGCGTCCAGGAGGTTGCCCAGGACGCTGCCCTCGTCCAGGTTGACGCTCGTGCCGAGACCAGCGGTCACGATGTTGAGCGCGGTCCGGAAATCGTCCCGCAGGTCGGTCCGCCAGTCCGCCAGCCGCTTCGCGCTGTAGCCTGTCAGGGGGAGGGTCATCGCGTCTCCTCGGTCGTCACGGAGTCCACAGCGTTGCTCCTCCGTCCCAGACTGCCATGCCGCCGTCCCAGGAGACGCCCGAAGGCGGAGCGGTTCCGAGCAGCTCCGCGACCGAGAGCAGCTCCCCGAGGTCCGTCCTGACCTGCGCCTCGAAGGTGGTCACCTTGGTCGTTGCGTCGTGCGACACCGAGACGCCGGGCGGTTCGACGCTGGCGACGCCAGGCACCTCCAGCAGCTCTGCCCGCACCAGGAGAGCCGCCTCGCGCTGCGCGGCAACGGACCACCCCATGCTGACCCACCGCTGGAAGGGCAGTCCGCGCGTCACGTCCAGGAAGTACTCGCCCTGGTCCGTGCGGAGCCGGACCTTGATCTCCTGGGCGATCGCCTCCTCGTCCGTGACGAGGCTGCCGCCGCGGGTCAGGTCCAGGTCGCCGGACGCGTCGAGCAGCAGGTCTCGGGCGATCACGAGAGCGTCCCTGTGCCAGTGCCGGTGCCCGGCCCGGAGACGCCTGCGCCGACGGTGACGCCTGACACGCTCGCCACGGTGACGTTCGTCGAGACTGCCGCGGTCTTGACGTAGGTGTCGACCCTGTCTGCGATCGCGGTGGCGATCTCGCTTGCCTTCGTCGCTGCGGTCTTGCCCGTCAGGTCGCAGAAGATGGTCGTCAGGTCTGCGGTCAGCCCTGCGGTCAACCCTGCCTTGTCGAGCGCCATCGGCCTACTCCCCGACGATCTTGGTGCTGAGATGCGGCCCCGTCGGGCTCGCCGGATTGCCCATCGGATTCGGCAGCGCTCCTTCGAGCGCAGGTCCGGACGGTCCCGCTGGTGTCGCGTGCGTATGCGCGTTGAACAGCGCGGCGAACGCGGTCCCGAGCACGAAAGCCTCGGATGAAGCGCTGCTCCCGAGCTTCAGCGTCGGGTCCGGCGGTGCGCCCATCGCTGCCGGAGCGCAGATCACGAGCGCCACGCTGTCGACAGACGCGGCCGGAAGCTGTGCCGGCTTGCTCGTCACGCACGGGAAGAACGTCGCATCGCTCAGGTCGAACCGGCGCGGATGCTGCGCGGTGCAGCGCTCGTTGCCGGTCGCCCGGAACTCGTCGTGGCTGCGCTCGCTGATCCTCACCATGCCCTCGGTGCCTGCCTCCAGGGGCCAGGTGATCGAGAACGGCAGCGTCGCCTTCCCCGGAGGCGGAGGAAACCACGACGACGGAAACTCGACCGGCACGCCCGAGAGCTGCGGCAGGTCGTAGGTCGTGACGACCCCGTCCTCGTCCCGGAGCCGTCCCTTGACCACGGGCTGCACGCAGACCGTCTGCGAGTCCTTGTCGTAGCTCACGACCTTGGCCGCGAACCCGATGTGGACGCCGGCGAGCGCACCCCGGATCGCCTCCAGGAGCACGTCCTCCAGCGCGGTCTGGTCTGCCTGCA